TTTTCTTTTATTCCCCACTAATGTATAATTTTCATCTCCATCAATTCTTGCATCTATTATCTGCTCCTTCTCCATCTCTTTGGCTTGATTATATTTATCAAGAATTTCAAAAGCCTGTGAAACACTTATATCATTATCTTTTAATATTTTCATATATTTTTCGTGTAACCATTCTATTGCGGACTGTTTCATAGTTAGTAAAATTATGGGGGAGACTACTTATCTCCCCCTGATTTTTAAAGAAAGTTTACGCCAAAGTCAGCCATCATCTTTTCTTCTTCAAGAGCAGGCTCTACAATTATTGGTTCTACGACAGTATTTGTCGTTGATACAAGATTACCAAACTCGTTTACAAAGAATGTGTGCACTCTTTGGTGATCTGATAGATATGACTTAGGGTGGGAATCTTTTAATGCTAAAGTGATATGATTATACATATCCCAGGCACTATTTGGATTGCTACTATAACTATGAGTTGGTCTATCAATCTCACGCTTTACAATACCAACCTGAGTAAGAGTTAGTATTTCATCTTCTGCAAATAGTCTACCAAGAATCATACCCTTTTGTCTAGGAGTAAGTGATACGTCCTTAAGCATTTGCTTATCTTCTATAAGTTTGTTGTAATAAGCTGAAGCATTTCCTATTTGGTCTTGCATAAAAGAAGTTACGTCTGTCAAAGCAGTTCCGCTGTGTCTTCTTCTATAAGTACCAAGGTCTCCAGAAACCATACCATTTGAGCAAATAAATACATGAGCACCTATTGCACATTTAAACGCCATAGTTTTATTATAACTATTTGACCAAACAAACATTAAACCCATATCTGGGTCATTGCCTGCTTCTAAGTGATACATTCCTTGTGCTACATCACCGGTGTTAGTAGCTTTATAAAATTCTTTTTTGATTCTAAAGCCAGCTGCAGATAACTGGGCCCTAGCTTCATCTATAACACTTCCATGAGGAATAACTGCGTATGACTTTCCATAAGTTGGTAAAGGGCAGTACCTTAAAAAGCTCTCTGATTGAAATATTGTTTTAACTGGCATAATTGTATTATTAAAATAATGATAGTTGTGTGTATGATAAACTCTTTTCTTTTTCTATTTGATGGATCTCCTTATAAATCTGATCTAGATAGTAATTAGTATTAATCCCATAAGACTCAAAAGGTATTGTTTCGTTTATTTCGTTTAGCGTAGTCTGCAACCACTGGCCAGATTCTACCTGGATTAGTCTGCCATCATTATGACACTTGACAAGCTTACCTCCTTTAGAAGAAACATAATATCTAACAATCTTTTGTAGTTTAGTAGATACTAACTCACCTTCTGTTACTGCTCTCATCTCAAAATACCACCCGCTCTTAGCCTTGATTCCCGCACAGTAATCAAATATATTTTGATTAGCTGCTAAGAAATCTTCAGGATCTATCCCTTGTGTAAAGTAAGCATAGATAGCTTTTGGTATAATGAGAAAGCTTTTGTTCTTATGAAATACTGCTACTTTCTTTTTGTCTAGATCTTCCCATTCAAATGCACCTTTGCATTTTACTTTACCTGACTTAGATATAGCAATGTAATTGTTTACATCTCTGATGATCATTTTAGAATACTCATCATGCTCTAGTTCAAGCTTAGTCATTTGGCACCAACGTCCACAGATCTCATGATACTTTTCTACATAAGAGTTAGGTATCAATGTCTCAAGACCGTCAGTATTCTGCATAAGAGGTACAGCTTCTGGGATTTCTTCACAAATCATTTCGTAAAGCATACTTAGACTAAGCTGTCCGTTAATAGTAATCTGCATAGTCATTTTAGGATCGTACAGAAAACTATTTTCGTCACCTGTTAGACCGTATGTACTATTAAGAATAATCTTGTACACATAGTTTTTAGGATCAGTCTTTGGTATTTTTTTACGTTCTTCAAAGAACCATTCGTATAGTTCACAGAATTCTTCTTTAGGAAGATGCTCAGGATGAAATCCATTACGGATTGCTAGGTTAGGATAGAATGAAGTTACGTCACTAGTCATAATAGTATAACCAGGCTTAGCTTCATAAACTCCTGCAGATTTAGCACCATGAATACCACCTAGACCATAGTCAGTCTGCATACCTTTATAGTCTACAGTATACTTGAAACCGTTTTTAGTAGATATGATTACCTGAGTACGCAGATAGTCAAACATCTTTTGAAAAGGTTCAGTCTTAAAACTAATATAGGGAAGTATACATTGACCTAGATATATCTCTCTATGATGGGTTCTAAGTGTTTTAATAGTCCCTTTATCCCATCCTAACTTCTGTGATAGAAAGTGTAAGAATAATTCCTTAGATATTCTTGGCTCAGAAGCTGAGTAGAGATCTATGCCATATTCTTTAGTAAGAGTTTGTCTAAGAACTATCTGTTCTTTAGAATGCTCAAGTATTTTCTTAGTACTAAGAACATCGTTTACACAATACAGAATTATGTTCTGTAAAGTGGAATCATCTTTTACTGGCTTATAATGAGGATGAGGCATCTCTTCCACGTTTTGCCAATCCATGGAATATTGAATCCATTTAAGACTGCTCATCTTGGCACGATTGTCCCAGTGGTTCATCTTAAACAGATCAATCTGCCTAATTTTTAACTTAGCTGGTGGATACTCAAGAAAACTGTTCTCATCTTTAAGAGATATAGTCTTTTGTGCAAATGCATACAGATGTGCAATTACTTCATGAGTAGGTAGTGACAGTAATTGTCGCTGCTTATCAAGAATGAATTGACTTATCTGAGCATCAAAAGCTAAACCATTGTAACTTATATGCCACTGGTTCTTGTCTTTGCACTGATTAAGGAATTCTATAAACTGGGGTAAGTCGTTACGACTATCATAAATCACAAAGGTCTTCCTGATGTTCTCATCTTTGTAATGCTGAAACACGCCAATAAAACAATTGACAAGAGTTTCATAATCCATTACCCAATGGGTAGGCATTTGTTGTTCCATAATATTTATTCAGTTAAGCTGTTTCCCCTTTTTAGTCACAAAAAAAGGCAGAATCACTGCCTTAATTTTGTAATAAGGAAGGATTTATTAAATACCAGTCAATAAACTAGATGGTTTTACTTGTTCTACGGGCTTATTCAAGTATTGCTTATAATCATACTTGTCCGCGTTTACAGCAAATAATTTAACAAATTCTTCAATCTCTTCAAGATGTTCTACATAATATTCGTAGAAAGTTTCAAGCATCTTTCTTTCTTCACTGTACTCTTTACCGTTAGCTCTTTTTCCAACTTTAAGATATTGGACATCTCCAAGATCTGTTAGTCTAGGAAGCATGTGAAAAGACTCTTTCTTTTCCTTACCAATAACAGCTAGTACTTTACTAGATGCATCAAAGATACATTCATTGTATGGACACTCTGATGAAATAGGCAACAGCTTAAATGTCTTATCGTTACCCCAGCTACTGGTAACTAACATCATTGAATTTTTCATGTGGTTTTTATTATTTACTCAAAATTAACTACCTTTTTTCAATACTTCCAAATTTTCTACTGGAATCTTTAAGTTTTCTTTATCCATATCGCAGGGATTACATAGCTCACCTATATCTTGTAAAGTTTTAAAATCTACATCTAAAAGTTTAGCATAGATGCTAAAATACTTATGAGGATATAAATAAGTTTCTATGTACTTATACTCATTTGATTTTTCTCCATAATAAGTTTTAATAGCTCTTTTTAAAGGAGAAGACAACTTAGAATATTTACCTTCAAGAAAGTTAAACCAGTCATCTTTAAACACTTGGAAATCAAACAAATATAGTTTATAACCTTGTATGGGAATAACTTCTAAAAACATTGGATTGCTTAAGAGAAAGTGTCTCTCAAATGTAACAAAGTCTTCAGAGTTGTCATCAGGAAAACTACAAACTAGTTTAACATCATCTGTACTTACCAATCCTTCAACGGAAAGGTAAGTACCAGATGGTGCAAATTTACTAGAACGCTTTATACCCAAAGCAGGAAACAGAAATGCCCTAGATTTCTGGAAATATTTTGTGTATAAGCTGTCGATCATTTTATAAATATATTACAAAACTACATTACCTACAGCAAAATCATAAGGTAAATCATATCTTCTATTGAGATAGTGCCACTCGGCTGCTTTCAAAACATCACTCATTCTATCTAGCCAACTATTTAAAGTTCTTTCTGATACATAGAAAGGATAAGTTTGGAAAGATCTATCAATCACAACAAAATGAAATCTTAGCTGATAACCTGAGTCTAGCAGATCTTTGTACTTTACAGTAGCCAAAGTGCAGTACATTACGGCTTGTAGCCAGTAAGAGTAATACTCGATGGTTTCTTTAAAGTCTTTTAGATCTTTGCTTGTAGTCTTAATGTCATTAACAAAAATAATCTTTTTATTGTGATCAACTACAAGATTATCAATAATTCCTTTAAGACCAAAAGGTAGATCAGAATGCTGAGTAGAAAGCATGATTTCATTGTGCACTTCTTTGTTATCAAAATCAGTTAAGTTGCTACCAATTAGTTCACAAAGAACTTTGTTAGTCTTAATTTGATCTACAGCGCTCTTACAAAAGTCATATGTTTCTTGATCAATAAGTGTCTTATTACCTTTTGTTTTTAGAAAATCCCAATAGTTAATAGTTTCTGCAGATATAATTTTGTCTAACCGCTGCTGGTCCGTCTTTAAAGACTGATGATAGTTCATGTCTTTCATTACATCAAGTACAGCTTGATCAAAATCTTCTAGTCTAGTTCTCAAATCACCGTTAGCTGATACTTCTGTGTAATAATTAAACACTCTATCTACTACAGTTTTAACAGAATCGCCTGGTAATTTACCTGGGCTAATAATAAACTGATCATTAAATTTATCTTCTTCTAATAATAAAGCATGTACAATTTTACCCTGTACTAAATGAGCGTCCGTGCGCTCTTCTTTCATTCCTAATACATACATCTGATAGAACACAGATGGATTCCACATAAGCTTGTTAAGGCTACTATAACTGAAGTAAAACTTTTTAGAATAAAAGTTTGTCTCTAAGGCTTGTGCAGATTCCTGCATGATGTCTTCTAATTGCATATTGTTTTTCTTTGTTCTAACTCTTGTATCATGAGATTAAGCCTCCATTTTTCTAATCTTGGACCAATCTCTTTAATTACTGATTCTAATAGTTCAGTATCCATTTCAGATACTGATACGTATTTTACAGGTTGTGATCCATCTTTACCATAATCTCCCCAAATAGGAGCTAGTCTACATTTTTCAAAACCGTCTGATAAATAAACTGTACCTGATAAATCTACTAACCGAATATCTTTGCCACCAAAGCGCTGATATTCTAGTCCACCATCTAACATGGTTTTATTATCACAAGTACACATTATATAATCATGTCTGTATCTTGATACTAGCACATCACCGCATTTTTTACATGTAGCTGTGCTATAAATAATTTGTTCTAAGCCTGTTGCCATATACCTAGTTCAATAAGTTTAGTTCTAATACGCTCTTGCGTGGTATTATCAACTGTAATAGATTCTTCATACTCTAAAAACTTAATAAGTTCATCAAGCTTACCTTCTATATCCGCAATACTAGAAGGACATGTTTTAACTTTTACATCCATAAGTTTAGTTATCAAATTTCTGTGAAATTTCTTCTGGTAAATAAGCTAATAGATTTTTTCTAGGTATAGAATCTAGAAGCTCATATAGAGCTGACTCATCATTCATTAAGAAATCTTCTTTAATCTGAGCAATAACGGCTTCAATAATAGGGTCTTCCATATCACTTTTCTTTTTCTAGTTTTGTTTTTTTATCATGACATTCTGTACATAGCACTTGTAGATTATCTTGTTCGCAGAAAAGTCTTTCTACAAATCCTGGAAGATCTGCAGCACAGTTAAGACTACCCGCACCAATTATATGATCTACATTGATCTGTTTTTCAGGAAACCATTTATTACAGGAGTTGCACTGATATTCATACTTCTGTCTTTTTAAAGGACCAGTGTATGGTCTACGAGCTTCCATCTTACATTGTGTAATTGGTTTCCACCATCTTGATTTTTGACGTAAAGCACTTCTTATAAAACTCCAGAATGCAGATTCTGACATAGTACCTGCATTTCTAGTTTTAAGAGTGGTCTTTCGTCTAACTACTTTCTTCTTCGTCATTTACTATTCTTTTATTAAGTATAGGTACTAAACGTATATATACTTCTTTTGGTCCAAAGTCCTTAATAGAATCTGATGGATCTTTACTCATAGGCAGTACAGCATGCTCTATTTCTGGGTACAATTCTTTATACCTTTCCATTGCTTTAATGCCCGGCTCATCGTAATCAAACAATATAATTACCTTTTTATATTGGTTGATGTACTTTTCCATAAGCTCTTTACGGATAACCGTGTTCTCAGAATCTGGAGCAATAATGTCTAAAGTTTTAATCTTTAGACTTTTTAAAGACATAACATCTTTTAGAGAAGACGTAATTATAAGATAAGGTGCGTTCTTTACTTGTTCAGATCCTTGTATGTAATCCTGAACTTTAATAAATTTTTTATCTAACGTTTTAGGTTGATATATTTTGTACAGTGTACCATCTTGGGTAAAGTAACCATATAAATAGTTACCAGTTATGGTTAGATCAATAGGACCATCTTCACAATCTTTATGCATAGTGTATTGCTGTAAAGGCTTTACATTATACTCACTAAGTAATTTAGATCCAATATTAAACTGGGTCCAAAAATACTGATCTTGTGTAGTCCAGGATCTGAAAACAAACTCACTTACTTTGTATTTAGAAGCTTGTTTAAATTTCTGTACATCATATCCTCCGTTATTGTGAAGAACGTAATCATTATAATTCTCTACAATTAGTTCACAGGATTTGTGATAGTTTAATCCTGTTATGTCCTTTACTAAGTCTAAAGCAGAACCCCCTTTACCAGAGGAAAAGTCCTTGTATTTGTATATGTCTTTAGAAGAATCATAATAAATGCACATACTAGGTGTGCGTTCTTTAGAATTAAATAGACTTTTAATTTTTATATCATGCCCGTTAAGCTTTTCATCAAGCTTGCAGAAGTGCTCAAATATCCATGATGTAGGAACTTGCTTTACATCATGCACCATATTTTTTATTGTAAACATGACACTGGGTTAAAATGAAGAAGGGGAGTAGTTACACTCCCCTCTATCTTCTTGCAACAATAATTACATATCAAAATCACTATTCACAGGCTCAAAGCTTGATACAGGCTTATTTTGCAATGCTTTATAGTGATACTGGTTGTTCTTATCAAAGGCATCTAGTTTGCTTTCATCTGCAGATACAAACTTGTACTTAGGAAGAGAAAGTTTAATGATAGTTTTACCATTGTATTCTTCTTCTGTACCTTTTAAGAACCAATATAGATTGTTGTATTTAAGCATAGAGATTGCTTTTTCAACCCATTCTTCTAGACTACTTGCTTGAATGTTATCAATCTGATCTCTCATTCCAAGTTCAGATGCAATAATTGCAATCTTGTACATGATCTCATTCTTAGATACATTACTATCATTAAACTGATCAGTCCAGATTGTTGCAGATACTCTACTAGATTGACCTGTAAACTTCAAACCTTCTGGGTTATCTTTGTCAATAGGCCATCCTTCAAAGCCTTCAGATGCTGGACCCTCTAGAATAAGTTCAAGGGTCTTCTTGTCACCTCTATTAGAGGTTCTAACTTGCCCACTGTAGATGTGTGCATAAACTACTCCTGCCTGTAGAGATTTAGCTGTACCTCCACCTTGTTTGACTTCTTGTCCTTTTGTACTAAACATACTGTGTTAAATTTAATTGTTTGAATGAAAAATTGAGTATTAGTTTTCGTAATCTATGATACTTTTTCTTACTAGAGCTAGGTCGTTTGGTATTTCAAATTCCTCAAACATACCTCTTGGAGCTTTACAGGTATTTTCACCGTTGTTTGCAGTCTCAAATACATATCTGATGTTGCCATCTTTGTCCTTCTTAACTTTACCAAACAAAACTATAGAAAATAATCCTTCTAACGTAAGCTTTTCGTCAACCATTTTACCGATTGTCTTAGCTTTAAACTTCTTTTTGCCTTCCATGTCTGTAGATTCTTCAGCATGAGTCAAAATAAATACCATAAGATCATCTCTTAGATCTTTAGGCATGCGTGCGATACGTGCTAAGTTAGCACCGATCTGTGTAAATTTCTCATAGCCCTTCTCGTCACTTCTGTCAAAGAACTCAAAAGAACTCATGTACTGAAAGTCATCAATAACTAAGTTCTTAATATCTGGACGTTTTTCTGAAACATACTTAAGGCATGCTTCTATTTGTTGAGATGAACTAGCAGAGTATAGATTACCTTTTGGATTGTCTTTAGTCCACTGAACGTACTTGTTTCTCCAACCCTTAAAAGGAAGAGCTTTGTTTGCTACGTTTACAATAAATGTTTCTGCTGGATTTAGGTTTTCTATACTAGTAGATTTACCTGAACCAGACTCTGCGATAATTAAAATACCTTGTGCCATGTGTTATTTTGTAGATTTGATTAATTCGTTCAACCAAGTTTTAGAACTTACTGGCTTTCCTGTTTGGATAGCGTAGTAATCTCTAATAGTCATTTCACTGTATGGGGCATCTTCCATAGCAGCGGGTGCCTTGTAAGCTTGCATTGGAGCTTTATTCAAAGAAAATGAATTTACTTGATGCTTCTCTTCTTCTATTCCAAATTTTGCTGTTTTTTTAATTGCTACTGACGTAGGGTTTACAACTCTTAGTTCTTCAAGTGGCACAAGATAAGAACCTTTTTCATTTAGTTCATACTCGTCTTCAAAAGAACTATTAAACGGAACTCTGTAAACTTTACGATCTGCATCAGCAGGTGTAAGATCTCTTGTTACAAGTTCAAAGAAAAAACCTTTTTCTTTCTTAAACTCTGAAGAGAAAATACCTACCACCATTCTTCCATGTTTGTCATAGAAGGGCATTTTCATGTTAAAATCCGTACGAGGAATTTCTAAATCATCAATTAAGTCTTGATGATAGTCTCTTACAGACTCAAGCTTAAGCTTCTTAAGCTCTTTAGGATCTGTTGTTTGTGAAGTGTAATTTGTCATACTGTGTTTTTTATAATTCTTGTCCAACATCTGCAGATGGCTGCCTGTTATTTCTTGGTCCTCTAGGAGCCCATGTCTGTGGTTGTTGCTGAACGATTGGTGGAGGACCAGACTCAATCATTCTTTGTCTTTTAAAATCCGTTTGCAGAAATATAATGTTCTCATCTGTGGCACCATTACGAAGCTTAAGTAAATGCAAGAATACATTTTCCTTATCAGCTCTATAGTGTTCTGGTCCATAGTCTTCAATATTTAGGGTAAATGGTCTACTAATAGCAAAGACTAAATCTGAGCCTTGCATTAGTGCGTCACCGCCAAATATGTCAGATGAACTAGGGTAGTTAGCAATCGTCCCAGGAGTTCTGCGAGCAACATCTTCCATTGTACGATTAAGCTGTGTTAGAATAATGATTATAACAGGCAGATCTCTTTTTACATCAATAAGCATATCTGCTATATTGTAAAGGGTCTGTAGTTTTTCTCTCTCATCTGGAGCTTTCTTTACAAGCCAGCTGTGGTCAATGGTAATAATCATTGGTTTACCACCTAGCTCGTTAAAGTAATGATGAATTGCTTTTTTCATATCAGCAGAAGTAAGAGGCTTTTTGATACGTACTCGTTGTATCCCTTGCTTTTCTAACTCTTCTGCTTCTATGAGATACTTTTCCATTTGTTGGAAAGCAAACTCATCAAGCTGTTTTTGTGATGAAAGAACAACATTGTAATCTAAAGCAACCTGTGCAGCAAACTCTCTTGCTGCATAGGATTCATCACCCATTTCAAATTGAAACTCTAGAATAGAGAACTCTTGATCTGGATTAAGTCTTTTAGATTCTCTTAGAATGTGACTAATAAACATAGTCTTACCTGCAGCAGGTCTTGCACCAATTGTAACAAGACTACCCCATTCTATACCACCAATAGTTGCATTGTTAATAGCAGCCCAAGGTGTTCTTAAGGACTTGATTCGTCCTTTCCGTCTATCATTAATGTATTTTAGACCTTTGCGTAAACCTTCTGCGTGGGTTATAGCACCATACGGTCTTTCTATTTTTTGATCCATTAAAAATTAGTATTATGAACCAAATGAACTTTTAGAAAATGTATCTGAAACGATAGAGTTTGCATCTTGCAATGCACTTAGACCTCCTCGCAAATAAGCTTTAAGTTCAATCTGTGTCGCAATACTTTCTAAGATTTCGTAGTTAATAGCACGTAAATCTTCTACTCTTGGATCTATCTGAGGGAGAGATTCAAATATTTTCTTTAAGCTTTGTGGATTTTGAAGTTTGTTTTCCATGTTAAATTGTTTTATGTAGTTTAAAATTAATGCTTTTTCTCAAAATATCAAAAGGATCTACTGAGAATTTTCAACCCAATCTTTATTTTGTATTTTGTAATCTTCTAACGCAGGTCTTAAGATTTCTGGATTGTCAAGCAAGAACTGGCAATGATCTGCAAGTTCTGACTTAGTAGTTTTACTGATATTATCAGTCTTCTGTATAAAGTAACTGCTGTTCATCATGAACTGATATCCCTTCTTTTCTTTTTCAAAGATGTAATAGTCAGTGGCTAAATGAACTAATGTCCAGTTGTACTCTGGATAAGTTTTAAAGAAAACAATAAACTTTTTCTTTAATTCTTCTACGGATTGCCTAGCCATGGAACCTGAAGGTAGTGACTTAGG